GTAAAGTGTTTGTTGAACCAGACGGAACAATAAGAAGGAATAAAATAAAAGACAAAGATATAGAAATAAAAACCTATGAGCTTCAAAGAGACGGCAACGACATTTATAAAAGTAAATATTTAAGAGATAAAAAAACAAGAATTACTATGGGGCAACTAGATTATAAAGTAAACGACAAAGAAGTAATGGTAAGAATGATAAAGACTTACGACCAATTTAAAAGAAGAGGGATTGCAACAAAGTTATTGAAGGATTTACAGAAGGAAATAGGAAATAAAGAAATAAACTTTCATTTGGTTACGCAAGATGGACAAAAGCTATTAGATAAGATTGCAAACATAACAGAGAAAAGAAAAGATAAATATGGGCAAACATACTATAAAGGAAAGATAAAATAAGGAGGGCAAATAATGATTCAGTACACACGCGAATATTTAGAAAATTCAAACAATGCTACTTCAATAATAAACGAAGTAAGACCAATATTAGAACACAGAAAGCAAATGAGGGATAGATATACTAAAAAGAATGGTATACCACTAGAAGCATATACAAGTAAAGTAGCAACAGGTTATTTAGCAGGAACAGAACCATCATTTACTGTAAACGAAGAAACAAACGAAAAGAAACAAAATATAATTAAACAATTATTTGGCAAGATAACTGGAGAAAAAGCAAATGCCGATGAGTTTAAAACAATGATAGACTATATCAACGACTACAATGACTTAGGGGACTTTTTCTTAAATGTATGCCTAGATTATTTCTCAACAGGAGCTTGTAGATGGCTTAATTATGAAAACGCAGATAATGAGCAAGTATTTGCAAGAGTACCAAGTTGGCAATGTGAATTGATATACGATTATTCAACACCAGTACAATGTATAGGAGCAGTACAAGTATATCAAGCAAAAGATAGTAAGGGAAATACAGTAAATAAAGCAATAATAACAAGTGAAAAGTCAAAGAGATATTTCCAAGATGGACAACCAACAAAAGATGTATACGAAGAAGATGTAAGCCAAAGACAAGACGTTAAGTGGTATTTAGTACCATTCTATGGATGTGAGAGTACTACAGGAGCATTATTTGAAAATGTACTTGACTTAATAGGCAAACTAGAACAATGCATAGATAATACATCAAGTATAATGCAATACAATGATGCAGGATGTAAGTTAAAAATAACAGGCTTTACACCACAAAATCCATCATTAATAACAAATGAAGAGGGGGAATCGGTACAAAACCCTGAAAGAATTAAAGAGGACAATGCTTTATTAAATGCAAAAGTATTCTATACACCAGATCAAAGTGGAGATATAGCTTGGATTGAGAAAAGAATTGATAGTTCTAGCGTAGAGTTAATGAATAAGACTTTATTAGAATATGTATTAATGCTAACATTTATACCAAACATAACAGACGAAAGTTTTACTAATGCAGACTCAAATAAAGCATTAATGAAGAAGTTTTTTGGATTACAAACAAGTCAGCAAGAAACAATTAAGTCATTAGAAAAAGAACTATTGCGTATGTGGGAGAACCTAACTGATAGAATAAACATCAAAAAGAATAAAAAGTTTGATTTTAGAGATATACAAGTAACAATTAACACATCTATACCAACAGACGACCAAGAAGTGGCTCAGATGTGGATGTCATTAAGAGGATTATTGAGTGACGAAACAATAATATCGCATTTACCTTTTGACCTAGATGTAGAAAGTGAACTTAAAAAGATGCAAGATCAGAGTGAAGAAAACATGGAAGATGCTATAAATAGAGCAAAGGAGTTTAAAAATGACAACATTAAAGATTTATCTAATAATAATAACAACGATGAATCTGATACTACTAACGATAGAACAGATAAAGAAGAAGAGGATAATACCAATTAACATAGTAGTTAGTTTATTATACTTAATACCAATTGAGGTGATACTGATATGTGGAGTTATGTAGACGACAAACTAAAAGAATATTTAAAAAAACAGCAAACGAGTAATAAGGAACTCGAATACCGAATACAAAACGTATTCAATATGGGGTTTGAGTTCCCCTTCCTTTTCAATTACGCCTCTAACGACATTTTAAAGCAATTTAAGACACGAATAAGATTGTTTAAGGAAAACTATAGTAAAAACGATTATGTCTCTTATATGGTAAATAAATACGCAAATAGAACGAGAGTAAAAAACAATGAGGTTTTACGAATATTACTACTTATGGAATATGCTGAAGTGTATCAAAAAAATAATGAAGCTCAAATTGCAATGTTTGATGAAATTGCACAAGGTATAACTAAATCAACTGTGGCAGAAGTAGAGGGATTAGCAAAATCAAGAAAAAGAAGAAAGTTCAGAAGACATCCATTTGTTTATGAACACATATTCTTATTACACTTTTTAGCAATGCCAAACAATTTAGGATTAACATGGGATGAACATGTTGCAAGTGTTGTTGATTATTACTCAGAACAAGCCTACAAGCAAGCAGTAATAGATTTAAGAGAAGGCAAGCTAAAAGTAGATACAAAGCTAATAGAAAGCCAATCTAAAAAGGAACTAAACTATAGGCCTGCCAGTAAGAACGTATTTTCAGGACAAATAGATAACGAAGTTGCGTTTGTAGTAAACGAAATGAAACGCCAAATATTTGAGTACTATGGAATAACAAAAGTACGTATAAAAGGCATTTTAGACGAACGTACATGTGAAATATGCGAACAATACATAGGCAAGATATACAACCTAGATGATGTTGTAATAGGGGAACAAATTGGATCTCATATAAATTGCCGATGTATATTAGAGCCTTGGGGGTTTGATTAATGCAGTATCGTTGCACGCACTGTCATAAGTTGCTATTTATAGGTTGGTTTATAGGTAAAATAGAAATTAAATGTTCGAAATGCAAGAACATAAATTTATTTGACAACAAAAAAGAAAAATGATACAATTAAGAAGAACTACTTGACATACGAATGTATTTAGGGTAGTGTCAAAACATTAATCATGGTACTGATTTAATTATCAGTACAGAGTAGATATGCACGAGCTCCGAGAGGATAAGGTTATCTATTCTGTAGTGCTAATTAATAGCACAAGACACCACTGAGGGTAAAGCGGTGGCATCACTACCTTATGTTGCCTTTATAGGTAGCATTGAGTAGATATTGTAATATAGAATATGGTTGCTAAATAGTTTTATATTAAAATTGCTTTGGTCGGGCATAATATCTATTCAGTGGTGCTTATAAAATAGCACATAACAACGCTTTTAAATGATGATATATGTAGAATGGGTTTCAGAGGTAGCTCCTCGTACGAAAGCCTTGCATAATGCGGTAAGTATATCATATTCCTATAAGGAAGTAAGCAAATTATGACCACTCCAGATACGAATGTATGCAAGGTGGTTTGGGGATTGCGTTTGCAGTCGGAAGAACATAGTAAAAGGATATGTTCTTTTTTTGGTATTTGACAACAAAGTAAACAAATGCTATAATTTAGTCAGTGATAAATAAGTCACAGATATAAAGAGTTCCAAGAGAGCCGATGTTTCAGTACATGGGCTTTTTTTGAATGTTATGGGCTTAATTGAACATAATGGGCGAATAGGAGGAAATACAATGGAACAGAATACTAACGTAGCTGAAGAAGTTACACAAGTGGAAGATACACCACTAACTTTCGATGAGATATTGGGAGATAAAACGTATCAAGCAGAGTTCGACAGGAGAGTTCAAAAGGCTTTAGAAACGGCAAGAACTAAGTGGGAAGCCGAAGAACTAACTAAGAGAACTGAAGCCGAGAAATTGGCTAAAATGGATGCAGAGCAAAAAGCTAGATATGAGTTAAAGAAAGCAAACGAAGAGCGTGATTCTGCACTAGCTAAACTAAATGCGTATGAATTAAAGAATACAGCAATTAGAATAGCACAAGAAAAGGGTTTGGATATATCTTTACTTGAAGACATTGACTATTCTAAACAAACAGCAGAAACAATTACTACTATTATTGAAACAAAGAAAGCGGTATTTGATAAAGCTGTAGAAAAAGCAATAAACGAAAAGTATAAAGAAGAAAGCCCAAAAACAGTTATGTCAGACACCAAAACAAAGCCAAGGGTGTCAAGAAGCAGTTATTAAGAGAAGGAGAGATAAAATATGGCTAGACAACCAGCATTAAACATTGCAGATTATACAGATCAAACAAAAATGGATAATCTTGCAGAAGTATTAGACGGAGTTATTGAAAACATCCAAGTAGGTGCAGTATCAGAAGCACTTAAAAACACAAATGGTTCAGGAGATCCTAAAGGAGGAAGCGTTGAATATAAAAGATTTGTCAACAGTCAACTAGTAGACAAAGGTAGCGCAAGATTAGCAGGAAAAGGAGCTAAAGTAATAGCTAAACCAGTTATTGTTAATTTAGATGATGACAAAGAAATAGTTGAAGAACTACAAATCAAAGACGTTGAACTTTATGGTATTGACGGAATGGCAGCAAAAAGAAAAGAAAACTTTGCTAAGAGAATTATTGCATACCTAGATAGAAAATTCTTTACAGAAGCAGTAAACGGGGGAACTCAATTTACTCGTGGAAGCTTAACTGGAGCAAAAGATATTATAGATGCAATGATAGTAGCAGCTAAAGAAACTTCAAGTGATTTCATAGATGGAATAGATGCAGAAGATTTAGCATTAGTTGTTAATGGAACTTACAGAAAAGCACTTAAAAATGAATTAGATGAACTTCCAAATGGAACAGCACCAGCAAACGGAGCTATCGGAACTTACGATTCAGTAGTTACTTATGAATCAAATAGATTACCAGCAGGAGTAAATTGTATAGTAATGTTAAAAGGATCTATAGCACTTCCACGCTTAATCTCTGACTATGCAGTTGAGAAGGTTCCATTTGATGACGCTATAGCACTAGAAAGCTTTATCTATTCAGGTGTTAAAACATTAGTACCAGAAGCTATTATTTACGATGGCGAAACAGCTAGTTTATAATTAGTTAGGAGGCGTTAGTATGTTAGATGAGATAATCAATGAGTTAGGAGATAACTACAACTCAGATGATGAGAGTGTTCTAAGTTCAATCTTAGAAGAGGTTACTGCTAACGCTTTAACTATATCTAATAGAGGAAATACAGAAGAAAATATAAATTTTCTAAAACGTGAAATAAAAACTTGTGTAAAAGGAATATATTTACAAAGAGGAGCAGAAGGACTTAACAGTTTGTCTGAAAGAGGCACATCATCAAACTTTAGTGATTGCATGGACAAATTAAGAAACGACATTATAAGGAATGGTAAGAGACAATGCTATTAAGATATTTAAAGCCAATTACCCTAAAAAAAGCATATAAAGAAAAACAAGCAAACGGAACTTACAAAAATTCTTATGAAAGAGTTGGATTTTATAATGTTCAAATGCAAAGCCTAACAGATGATGAAGTATCTGCAACAATATATGGTGCAAATATAACAAAAATGTTAAGACTATCAAGCCCTTTAGGAGATTTAGAAGAATATCTTTTACCTAAAGTAGATAACAAAGAAGATAATATATCTAACTATTATATCGAGATTGGCACAAAAACATATAAGATTGTATCAGTATCAGATGATAGAATAGATATAGAACTTGTTAATAGTAGTTCACAACCATTAAGTTTATGAAAAACATTGCAAGTTTAAGTGTTGATATATCTAAGTATGGTGAAAGAGTAATTGATAATTTAATAAAAGCACAAAGAGACACTGCTAAAGATTTATTGAAAGATGTAAAATTGTCAGCACCAGTAAACACAGGAGCTTATAGAGATTCAATCCAAATGAGTGAAACAACTTATGATGGAGAACATATAAGAACTTCCGTGTATACAGATGCTACAGTAATGGATTCGGCAGGACGAACATATAATTTGGGAGAGTTAATTGAATATGGTACAAGACCACATTTGATTGAACCAGCAAGAAAGCAAGTATTAAAGTTTACAATAAATGGACAAACGATATTTGCAAGTCATGTTTTCCACCCTGGAACAGCTGCTAATCCACATTTTCAACTATCTTTACAGAAAAATATACCTTTATACCATTTTAATATAAGAAAGGCATTGAAGGAGGCAGAATAGTGAGAGAAGTTATCCAAGCAAAGCTTGAGGAAATACAAGATATAGAAGTAACCTCCGAAATGCCAGATGAGGTATTAGAAGAGGGTAAAACATATTTCAGTTATACATTGCAAAATGATTATCAAGATTCTGATTTAAACAAAAATTACACATATAGACCTTTTATAATAGGCTATGTAAAGAGAGTAGAAAATTTAGAAGAAAATACGCTTGAGATTGTAGATCAAGCAACGCAAGATATAGTTAATAAATTAAAAGAATTAAACATACGAGCAAGTTATAGAGATGTTACATTGGATAAAATAAGAAAAGTACAAGTAACAGGATATGGCTTGTATAATGAAATAAATAATATGTTAGTATAAAGGAG